AAGTTTGCTGATGGTGGTTTATTAAATATGCCTTCTTTTGCTAGTTCACAATTTAGTGCTATTGGACAGCAAAATATGATGAATGCAATGAGTCAAAATAATAAAGTAGTAGTAGTGGAGTCAGATATAACTAATAGTCAAAATACAGTAGGCTTAATAGAAGCTGAAGCAACATTTTAAAAATATAAACATATGTTTGTTAGTAAAAAAGTAAAACAAGATAGGTTAGATACCTGTAAAAAGTGCGATTTTTATAGAAACTTTGCAATGCTTAAATATCCTAGATGGAGTAAAGGAGCAAGATGTGGTAAGTGTACTTGCTTTATAGATGCGAAAGCTACTTTGTCTAAAGAGTATTTAGGTGTTTGCCCAATAAATAAATGGGAAGAATGACAATACAAATAATAGCTGATAAAGTTACTGAAGAAAATAAAGTAAAAATTATTGAAGCAATAAAGAAAAATAATATTTCAATAGAACAAAATGGTAAATATAATTCCAATGGCTTACAAATTTTATTTAATGAATGGCACAGACATTTTCCTCACATAAAACAACAACTAGGCTGTATAGGTTGTAGAAAAGCTGTAACTAAATTTTGGAATAACGTAAATAACATTTGGAAGTCTAATAACTAATATGGCGTCAAGACAAAATAAAATAGATGTTGTTTTAGAATATATAGATATTGCAGAAGTTGAAATTTTAAAAAGATGGCACGAGCCTACTGCAAAAGATATTTTAAGGCATCTTATTGAAAGAGGAATTGTTGAGCCAAAAAGATTAAGAAATTATATGATTATATATGATTTTGATTGTATGCTAAGAAAAAATGAAGGCAACAGAACATATACTTTTATGGACTTATCTATTAAATACGATATTTCTGAAAGACAAGCTCAAAGCATAGTTTACAAAGAAAGAAACAAAGAGGTTGTTACTAAAAATATACTCATCTAAATTTATTCCTAAAACTGCGTAACTTTGTCATAAAATAAAAATATTTTTGTGTTTATGAATAAAAATTGGTTTAACATTAAGGCAGAGTCTTCTAACAAGATTGCTGACATATATATATTTGATGAAATAGGTGCATATGGAGTAACAGCTCAAGGATTTATTGAAGAAATAAAAGCCTTTAAAGATGTTCCAATGAACCTTCATATAAATTGTGTAGGTGGTGATGTATTTGAAGGAATGGCTATCTACAATGTTCTACGAAAAAGAACAGCAAAAACTACTATATATATAGAGGGTATAGCTGCAAGTATGGGAAGTGTAATTGCATTAGCAGGAGATGAGGTTATAATGGCTGAAAACTCTTTGTTTATGATACACAATGCTTGGGGTGGTGCAATGGGAGAGGCAAGTGAGATGAGGAAAACTGCAGCTCTATTAGAAAAAATTAGTGGAGAGATTGCTGATATTTACATAAAAAAAACAAGATTACCTTATGATAAGGTACAAGAAATGATGGACGAAGAAACTTGGTTAAGTGCTGATGAAGCTTTTAATTTAGGATTTATTGACTCTATCTCTGACGCTATAAAAGTAGCGGCTAAATATGACGTTTCTAAGTTTAAAAATATAACAGACAAGGAAATTCAAAATAAACTAAGTGTTAATTTAAAAAGTAAAAAAATGACTGAAGAATTGAAAAGTTGGTTTAACGCTAAAGTTGACGAAATCATTGCTAAAGTAAAAAATAGTAATGAGTCTGAAACTGCTGACGTTAAAGAGGTAGAGGTAATGATGGCTGATGACAAAGAAGTTTCTGAGAAACTTTCTGCATTTGAAGCTAAAGTTACTGAGCTTGATAGTTTTGTTGCTGAATTGGGTGGAGAAAAAGAAACTCTTACTCAAGAAGTAGAAAGACTAAATGCTTTATTAAGTAAAGCTGATGCAAAGGGTACAGAAATTTCTACTGACGGAGACCCTGCAGTAATAGAAAACAAAGTAGAAAGCAAAGAAAATAAATTTTTCTCTGCATTAGCAAATAAATTAAAATAAATATAAATAAATAAATAAATAAAAAATGGCAAATATAGCTTTAGACGGATTAGGAGCAACTTACCAAGGAACTTATGCTTCACAAATTTTATTAGAACCAATGTTTCGTTCTGATGATATTATGCGTAACTACACAGTTTACCCTAATGTAAAATATAAACAAAATTTAATGTTAGCTCCTAAATTATCAGGAATAACTGCATTAAACACAGGTTGTTCAGCAACAAATACTTGCGACCCTGCAGGATTTACTGTGGCTCCAAAAGTAATTACAGTATCTAATGTTTCTGTAAAACAATCACAATGTTGGGACGAGTTTAAAGACCAATTTATTGTTGAGTCTTATAAGAATGGATTAAATATGCCTGACTTAACAGGAACTCAGTTAGCAGATGTAATTATTAACAGAGTAAGACACGGAATCCAATCAGATGTTGTAAGAAATATGTGGGCAGGAAATACTGCAGCAGCAGTAGCAGATTGTACTTACACTTGGGCAGATGGATTATGGAAAATTTTGTCAGCAGGTGCAGCAATTAATGGAACACAAATGAATGAGGTTACTGCAGCTACTACAGCAGCAGCAAACTTAATTGCAGTTGGTGCTGTTATATCTTCTTCAGATGCAGTTACTCTTTTAACTAATGTATTTGATGGTGCTTCAGCAGAATTACAACAAATTCCTGCGTCAGAAAAAAGAATGTTTGTAACTCCAAACATCTATAACGCTTACTATGGTGCTTTAACAGCAGTTGCAGTAGCGGGTGCAGTTGACTATGGACATTCAGAAGCTCAATCAGGTGTTAATTATGCAAGATTAAGTTTTAGAGGTGTTGAATTAGTACCTATGTATGAGTGGGACGTAGCTTTAACAGCTTTAACAGGTGCTGATTTACCTGCACTATTTACTTGTGCTACAGCAGGAATTCAAGCAACTCAAGGTTGTATCTATGCTGCTAAAGACAATTTAATTATTGGCTCTAATGTAACAGACCCTGATACACAGCTAAAAATGTTTTATGATGAAGTTTCTGATAATATGTATATCCGTTCTAACTTTACAATGGGTTACCAATATGGATTTAACTCTCTAGTAAATGGAGCTTGTTTAGTATAATTATTAACTTTAAAAATAAAACAAAATGGCAATAGATACAGGATTATTAGTGGCTTGTGGCGACTTAAACGCAGTAGGTGGTATTAGACAAATTCTTTTAACAGATTTATCTAATGTAGCTACAGCACTACCAGCTTCGCCAGGAGCAAATCATACTTTAACTGCTTTTACAGTAACTAACCCTTGGGCTAGGTTTGAGTTTAAAAATGAAACTGCATCTCTTACAATAACAGGAGCAAAAGAAGGAGGTAGCACATCTTATGAGTGTGCTGTTTCTTTCTACATTCCTAATTGTGATGGTGCAAGATTTTTAGAGTTAAGCAAATTAGAATCTACTTGCCCTGTGGCTTTAGTAGAGTTTAATTCAGGCAAGAAAATGATAGTAGGTTGGAGTTATACTTACGAAAATCAAGCTGCAGCTTCAACTCCTTGGACAAGAAACCAAACTTATGCTAACCTAACTTCAATAGAAGGTGGTAGCGGAGCTGCTTATGCAGATGACAATGGCGTTACAGTTACTTTAACTGCAAGACAATTTGAATTACCTCTTGAATACACAGGAGACATTACAGTTGTAGCAGGAGATTTAACAGCAACAACTGATTAATTTGGAATAGAGATAACAGGGGGATATAAACATCTCCCTGTTAAATCTTTTAATATGTGTGGTTGTGCCAACAATAAAAAAATTGTAGATTTACCACATCTAAAAATTTATACAATTATGGCAAATTATAAAATTAAAGAAAAATATATTGGTTCTGCTACAGGTTTAAATCCAAAATATATAGTTAGATGGGGAAATCAATCTCAAGAAGAGCTTTCATATATTTATGAAGAATTGAATGGTTCAAAATATATTGATAAACTTGAAAAAACAAAAAAATCAAATGAGGAAAGCACCATTAAAAAGTCAAACAAAAAAACAAAGTCAATTAAGAAAGACGACTAAAAAAAGTAATACATTTGAGTTTGGGGTTTTTGATTTAGCAATCCCACCAAATATTACTGAACCAAAAAACATACAAAATGTTAATACTAAATGGATTCCATTTGGTACTGACAATTTATTTCCACAATATTTAGCGGAATTAAAAAGAAAGTCATCTACTCAAAGAAGTGTATTAGCACAAAAAACAGTTTTTACAAGTGGAGCAAAATTTGTTTGTAGAGATGAAAGCTTAAGAGATTTTATTAAAGATGTAAACGCTGATAAAGAATCTTTAAGAGATGTATTCAAAAAATTAGCAGATGATTACTATACTTTTGGTAATGCTTATATGGAGTGTGTTAAGTATGATGGAGGTGTAAATTTATATCATATAGACGCTACAACTGTTAGGGTAGCAAAATCTAAAAAAGAAATTTATGTAAATTCTGATTGGTGTAAATATTGGAATCAAGAAGACAAGATGTCTAGGATTCCTATATATCCAAGAGTAGCACATAACAAATTTGTAATTCATTTTAAAGATTACGAACCTACTTTTAACTACTATGGTCTTCCTGACTATGTAGCTGCTTTAGAGCATATTGCAGTAGATTATGAGATAGGAAAATGGAATCACACTAAGTTTTTAAATGGCTTTCAGCCTTCAGCTATCGTAGAGATAAATGGAGATATGGGAGAAGAAGAAGCTCAGAAAATGGTTACAGAAGCACAAAAGAAATTTGTAGGAGAAGGAAACAATGGTAAAATATTATTTATAGTTAAAAATGGAGATACAGCTCCTGCTAATGTTCAAATTATAAAAGATGACCAAGAAGGAAGTTGGTTAGAATTACAGCAAATTACAGACCAAAACATTATTACAGCTAATAGATGGCAGCCGTCTCTTTCGGGTATTGTTAGTTCAGGCAAAATGAATAACACGGGTAGTGAAATTAGAATAGCATATGACCTTGTAATGACAACTGTAATTAGAGATACATCAGAGCTTATATTAAATGGTATAAGAACTGTTTTATACAATGAAATGGGATATGACCCTAAAGATATAACTATACATTATGAGCCGCCAATCTCTTATGCTAATGATGTAGACATTAGAGCAAATACTAACTATAAACGAACAAAGAACGTTAATAGATGAAGACTTACCAATGCTAGAAGATGGAGATATGTTT